ATGTTTGCCCCGGAGCCATTCCGAACATTGCTAATGCTTGACCTGGGGCTGAGGGGGTTTGGTAGTTAGCATATCGCTGATCTTGCACTCCCCCGTAGCCTACATTGAAGCCCCCTATACCACGGGGCAGGAAGCCAAGTGACTGCATTTCATTTGGACTATATTCACTTAATGTTTTTCCGGGAGAAAAAGCTGGGGAACGATCAACTTTCTGCAAAACCGAGCGTGTATAATCTTCAAGGCCTTGTTGTGAAGCTGACTTGGGAGGCGGCTTATTCTTTTTAGACCCAAAAAGTTTTAGACCAAAATCTGCTACTGCTAATGCTGTTGCTGGATCAACCATTTGAGCCCCTGCTAGACACTTCACGTCCTTTCAGAACAGAAGCTTGTTTCATTAGATTAGCCATATAAGGCTCATCCTTTAGTATATTGAAATACGCTAACATCTCCAACGCCTCCTAGCCTGCCTCAGCCTAGAATTAGGGTTCTTTGCCGCCTTTGGATACATCTTCATTTGCCCTGCAGATCTAGCACAAAATGACTTGCGCCGTTTAGCGTCTTTGCTTCCCTTTTTAACTTTACCTGTTACTGCTGTTTTTAACTTGCTCCCAGGGTTAGACCGCCGGTAAGACTTTACTCCAGCCCTTGTCATTCCAGCCCCAGCTTTTGTGGGCCGAAAGTTCTTCTTATTCTTTTTAGGCATAACAGGCCGTCTTCTGACCTTTCCGCCGTTCTTAAACTCTTGTGCAAATTTTTTAAACATCAGCTGTATTTAGTTACTTTTCTTCTGTCTGACATAACTGCGCCACACCCTCGATGATTCTTGCTCATCAAGCCGCCGTTGGCTTTTTTAGCGAACGTCTTCACATTCGTGGGCTTGCCCTTAACCCCCTGCGCTTTTGCTCTTTTCCTGCGAACTGCGCTCTTACGCTCACCCTCAGTCATTCTCTTCGCAACAGATCGAGGCACGCACTTTGGGTATTTCCTCCCAGATTTTGCAGCACGCTTACTGGTAGAGGCTTTCTTTCGGCCACACTTTTGAAACTTGCCGTCCTTCTTGGAAGCGCCAATATCAACCCAGTCACCTTTTTTGCCCTTACCAAACCATTCTTTTAGGCTCATCAGGACATCCTGGTTATTTTGCGCTTATCTGGCATAAGCATATTTTGACCTCGAGCTTCTATAAAACCGCCAGCTTTCTTACCCTTAGGTTTCGGCCCTCGAAAGTCTTTTCTTTTTACTCCAGAAGGATCTTTGATTTTCCCCGCACATATACGGCTTGCATATGCATTAGCATAAGCGGAGGGGTAAACATCAAACTTCTTCTTGGCTGCAGCCTTGCCCCTAGCACACAATTTTGTTGATGATTTTCGCTTAGGGGATTTAGCGCGTCTTCTAATTCCTGCCATTAGCTAATACTCACAATGATAGAACCATTTGTAGCAACGCTTACTGTCCCAACGCTGCACGTAGCACTTACCCCAGATGTCGAGGGCACAGATATATTTTGCCATACACTTCCTAAATACACCTGAAGCACGCCTTCTGTTGTATTCCAGATTACCGTGCCTGCATTGAACTTTAATTGGTCTCTTCTTTCTGAAGTAAATTGCGAAGTCTGATCAGGATCAAATGCGCCTAGACTAAGTTCTAGCAAGCGAATGGTTTTATTGAACGTAGATGGATCAACCACCTCGTTCATTGCAAAAGGAAGACTGCCTTGTAGTAACTTAGTCATCGTCTTCCGTTAGGCCTGATGTCTAGGCGAGTACCGCCGACTCTAAATCCTACCCCTAGCCTAGGTCCATTGGCAGCATCGTCATCAGACTCAAACCTTATTGCTGCCTGCCTTGCTCTAGCACGCATATCAATTTTCGTTGTGGTCGCTGTAAAGCTGCTAGTTTGATCAGTCGTCAACGAGCTTCCCGGGAAGTTTCTTTGCTTTAGGACCACATTTATTTGCTGTCCGCTACCACCTGACCCCGTGAACTTAACATCAGGAATCATCCGTTTGATAAATTGAAACTCTTCTCCTTCTCCAATATCAAAATCAGCAGACTCAATGAACACGTTGTCCATGGGCGAGCCATCGTCATCATTGCCTGTCTCATGTTGATAGAGGTATGAAACAGAACTCGCTTTTCCTGCAGCCCGAGGGAAAGCAACAATGCCCTCATCTAGCCATGCCGTTCTAGACAGTTGACCAATGTTCCATGTCTGCTCCACGTAGTTGTAAGCGACAAACCTATCAATAGAAGTTGAATCTTCAGAACAATAGAACCAACCCACCTCATTAAATTTCTTATTGAGAAAAGCAAAGAATTGAAATGATTGTCCTTCATTGATGTCGTCAAACACGTAAGAATGCACGCTACAGGGCACTGAACTTACTGCCCCTGAATAACTATAAAATCCTTTTTTAGACATCCAGAATATGCCTTGCGGCGTATTGATTGCAGCATTGGGGCTCACCAGACTAACGCCTTCATTAATTAGGTTTAGTCCAAACGTAAGAGGAGGCCCAATAAACTGAAGGCTGTATAGGGCAGTATCTGTCCATATTAATGTTTCTTGTCTTGCCCTAATCCCACCTATTATTTCTGACCCTGCAGAACACCGTAAAGATCCTGCTGTATTAGTAGACTTAGGCTCCCATTCAGCAGCATTTTCTTGGTCAGAAAAAGCAACTAACAATGGGTCGATCGAACCAGTTCTAGCTGACCCCGCTGCATTAATCGGGTCTGCTCCAAGAATTAAGACGTGCCTGTCAACGTCAGAAACAATAACCTGAAGCCCCTTGGTGGGCGCAAGATTTGCCCCTGACAAAGCAGTAAGTGCAACTGACCTCGTTGTAAGACCGTCACTATTATCCCAATAATAGATGCTGCCACCCCTGGGGTTAGATATTAAATCTTCTCCAAAGTTGTCCATGGACCAAAGACGCAATTGATTAGCATCAGTAAGTGAGGTGGTTGAGCCCCATGTTCCAGACCCCCAGCTGCCAGAGCCCCAGCCCGTACCATCAACAAAAACATCAAGGCCAGAGTTTATTTGATATGCGCCTACAACAGAGCTTCCTCCATTACCGCTATCACTGCTGTTTGCTGTAACGGTGTCACCAGATGTATCTTTTGCGACAACAGTATATGTGTTCACTGTTGGGACAGACTCAATTTGATACTCTTGGTTTAAGACAGAGGCAATAACATTCCCGCCAAGTGATGCCGCTCCAGAAAAAGTAACAAAGTCTCCTTCAACAGCACCATGGCTTGAGTCCGTAACGGTCAAAGTGCTCGAGCCATTAGTTGCTGCAAACGTAACATCCCCAGCACTGGTTGTTGATCTGATAGGTGTCACATCGTTATAGGTGGTGCCTTCTTGAATATATAACTTAAACCTAGTCCCCAACCCTAGTAGCTTGGTTCCTTCAAGATTAACCCAGCCATGGAGTTTTCTGCCTGTCCCCTCATAAGATGTTTGTATGTATTTTCGCCAGCCACCTATTTTTTCTGGGAACCCTTTGCGAAAGCGCACCAAGTTGCCATCAAACCATCCGCCTTCAGCAGTGTAGTCTGTTCCTTCCTTATTGATTCCAGGAGTAAAGATAAATTTAGATAGTGGCATTATTGATACTCGCCTGTCCGAATCATATCCGTGACTTCTACGGCCCTATTGCCTACCTGCTGGCTCCACCGACTGTCCATGAATTCGTCAGCCGCTATCTCATATTGACTCCTCGACATCGCAGCCAGCGCATTTACGAATCCCCGCAATTTGGTCAGACCAATGTTGAAGCAGATATCGACCATTGCGTCACGTCGAACCTCATCAAGCCGCGCAAACCACGGATAACTTCGCGTTAGTTCATCCTGCACTCGTTTGATGTCATTAACTAAAAGATAATCGACCTCGTCTTTTGATAACCCGAGACCGCCTTCTGAGATGTTTCTACCAACACCAATCGTCTCATAGCCTTCGCTACAGACGTACACTTTATACCGAACGCCCTCATGTAGCCTCAGCATTTGAACCAGCTTACTCATTTCTCTCTACTGACCCCTTT